CATCGAAGCGAACGGCAGTATCGAGCGGGAAAGCCGCGTTCAGCTTCGCGAGCGCGTCTCCGGTGGCGCTGGAGGTGGCGACGAGGCCGATCACCGCCGTGGCGCTGTCGGAAATGGGCCGGGTTCCATTCGTAAGGACGTTGGTCTTGATGCCGTGCATGTTGCGGCTCCTATCGGGAAAGGGGGATGGTCAGTCGGGTGAAGGCGTTGGTGGCCTGATCGGTGCGCTTGCCGGTGATCGTGACCTCGGCTTGGCCAGAGGTGAGATCGCCGCTGAACTCGACCCGGCTGACGCTGATCCGGGGTTCCCAGCGACCGAGGGCCATAGCGATGGCTACGGTGGCGAGCAGGAGGGTCGCGCGGTTGGCAGGGCGGTCGATCAATTCGAACAGCAAGCACCCATAATCGCGGCGCATCAGGCGGCTCCCGAGTGGCGTGGTGATGATGTCGCCGATCGACTGCGCGAGGTGCTCGTCGCCTGACAGCGGTGCGCCGGTGGTTCGAGACATGCCGTTGAGCGAGGTCACAGATGCCCCCGCGTCAAATATCGCAAGGCGCGTGGCAATTCCTTGAGCGTGCTTCGGCCTGCCTCCCGGTATCCCACCCAAGCACAGGCGGGCACAAACCAGACCGGCAGCGTCAGCAGGAACAGGGCGACTTGCCAGCGCGGCCTCATACCGGCACCCCCGACTGCGCGGAGCCAGCGGAGACACCGGAGTGCTTATGGCTTTTCAGGCTGATGCTCCCCGCGAGCACATCGTCGGAAGCGGTCATCTTCCCGGTGACGTTCAGGTCGCCGATCAGATCGATGCCTCCGTCGCTGGCAAGAACGGTGGTGCCGCCGGACGGCAACTGGATCAGCAGTTCGTGCGCGTCGGGATCGTAGGAGATCACCGCGCCGTCCTTGAACCGCATGAGCGCGACCGGCTCGTCGATCGGCGCCGGGTTCGTGTCGCTGGGCACGGCTCCCATGACGATGGCCGCGCCGATCTCGCCGCCGGGGGCGAATACGAGCACCTGCTCGCCGACGCTGGGGGGAAGCCACACTCGCGTCTCGCCCATGCGCGGCGCTGCCCACATCAGCGGTGGGGTATCCACGCCGTCGTCAAGTTCGACCGTGCAGCGCGCCTGGGCGAGGTCCACTGACGTGACCCGGCCATAGCGGATCAGTGCATCGGGATCGGTGGGGACGTCTTCGGGAGTTCGCATAACCCCGAATTTGCCGATGCCGCGCCATGCCGCCACTGCCTGAGGTTGTGACCTCCCCGCGCTACAACGCGCGCGGGTGGAAGAGGTGCGGCAGGCTGGTCGATAGCTGGCTCATGGCAGTTGCATCCGACAGTTTCACCGGGGTCGATCTTTCCCGCTTGCCCGCGCCCGATCTGATCGAGGTGCTGAGCTACGAGGAAATCTTTGCCCGGAATGTGGCCATGTTCCAGACGCTCTATCCGGCATTCGACGCCACGGTAGAGAGCGATCCTCTCGTGAAGATGATCCAGCTTTTCTCCTACAAAGAGATGCTGCTGCGCCAACGCGTCAACGAGGCGGCCAAGGCGACTATGGCGGCGTTCGCGCTGAAAGCGGATCTCGATCAAGTCGCCGCGAACCTTGGCGTAGAGCGTTACATCATTGCGCCGGGTAACCCTGAAGCGGGCATCGATCCTGTTTACGAGGATGATGACAGCCTGCGCCGCCGCATGGTGCTGGCGCCGGAGGGCTTTTCCGTCGCGGGGCTGGAGGGCGCATACATCTTCCACGCCCTTTCGGCGCACTCCGACGTGCTCGATGCTTCTGCTGTCAGCCCGTCACCGGGCGTGGTCCTCGTAACCGTGCTGTCCCGCACCGGAAACGGAGTTCCCTCGGCTGAGGTGCTTGCTGCCGTCGAAGCGAAGCTGACCAGCACCAGCGTGCGCCCGCTCACCGATCAGGTCATAGTCCAGGCCGCCGATATCGTTCCGTTCAACATCAGGGCGAAGATCACGTTTCTGTCCGGCCCTGACCGTTCGGTGGTGCTGGATGCGGCCAGCCAGCAAATCCAGACCTTCTTGGACGCGACGCGGCGGCTTGGCCGCGACATTGTGCGGGCAGGACACATTGCGGCTCTATTCCCTGAGGGCGTGCAGAACGTCGACCTCGAAGCGCCTTCTGCCGATGCCGTCCTCACGCGCCAGCAGGCGCAATACTGCACCGGCATCGAGCTGATCGACGGCGGGGTGGGAGAATGACCAGCCTTCTGCCGCCAAACGCCACCGAACTGGAACGCGCTCTGGAAAAGCTCGCGACCGTCGTGATCGATGGGATCGACGTTCCCATCCGCGATCTGATCTCTCCCGAGAATTGCCCGGAAAGCCATCTGCCGTGGCTCGCCTGGATGTTGTCCGTCGATCAGTGGTCGGCAGACTGGCCGCTCAACGTCCGCCGCGCCCGCGTGGCCTCCGCGATCGCGATCCAGCGCATCAAGGGCACCGC